GTATTTCCAATACCAATTGTTGGACTTCTTAAAGTTCTATTTAATTTTAAAGTAGGACCAGTATTATAAATTATATTCTGATCTTTGACAGTGTTAGTTGTTCTTGGTTTTTGAACATCTAAAAATGTTGGATTATCAATTTCAATTTCATACCCACGAACGAATGCTTTGCCTGGTGAGAACTTATAGAGTGCTAAATCAGAAGATGCAGTTGCTCCACCATAAGTAAATTGACCAGGTTGAAAAATACCTTTATTACCTATACCATCATTCAATGAATCTAATACAGTCAAACTAAATGGTTTTACATAGTAATCACCTGACTCTGCAAATGTTCTCCTTGCAAGAGTGTCATTAATATCTTCTTTACCTACTCCTCCACCAGCAACACCTCTTTTATTTTGTGTTTTTATTACACCATTAACAATAGTGGCAAGTTCTACAAAACTATCATCGTCAAAATCAGTGGTTGCTTTTTTAAAAAGACTAACAGATACTTTTAATCTATCTGCACCTGGTGCAGAATAATTATTAAACCCTTGAGAATTATCATTTAAGTTTTCATCTATATCAGCATTTACTATTTCTTCATTAACAAACAATCCAACTCTATATGATGGTTTAAAACTATATTGATCTAATATAAGAGTTTCTTGGCTTACATTAACAAAATTTCCCCTAATGAAATAAACACCATCCTGTATCTGGAATGAAGATCCAGTTGCAGTTGATTCTGTAGATATTGTTTGTGCAAATGGTGTGCCAGAAGCAATTGTTGTATTACCAAGAAGACCAGATGTTATGGTCTCGCTACATGTTAAATTTTCTCCGTCAGAAAATACTTCAGTAGAATTGTTTGCAGTACTTGAATTTAAATAATTAATATAAAGTGTTAAATTACCTCTTTCAGAATCTGCTGATGTCAAAATTTTATCAACGAATGCTGTGACACCAGAAGTTTCTCCAGTTATTTTTGTTCCAACTAATTGATCAGCATATGCTTCTACAGGAACTCCAAGAAAGTCATTATTTAATTGAACACACTTATAGCGTTGAGAAAATCCAGTATTACCAGGTATTACCTTTGCACCTTCTTTAAAAAAATGTTGACCAAATTTTTCAATTTGATTCTGTAATATTGATTGTAGAGTCGTTAGTTCCCTAGCTTGTACTGGGACACCAGGTTTAAATAAAACTCTATGATAATCGTTTGCAGCATCAAAATCGTCAAAATACGGTGCTACGTTTAGATTTGTTTGCTGAGACATAATTCTTTAAAACTGCAAGATAACTTTAATATCTTCTTTTTGATTGGCTGATCTTGTTATTGCTGGTCGATTATCGACATAAATGATGTTTCCTGCATGTTTTTTAACTTCAGGACCCGCTATTCCAGCAGTAAATGATTGTCCAAGGTAGTGTGTTTTATTATTTATTATGGTAGAGATACCACTGAAGGCCGTGTCAATTTCTAAATTTGATCCTGTAGAAGGAACAATGACTAGACTTCCACCACTTGAAGGTGTTGCTGTAAACTGGTTTAAATTAAATCCATATTGTGGATTGGTTTCTGCTGTTCCAACTGTAGCAAATCCCGATACAGATCTGTCTTGCCAATATTTTAATACACCAGTTGTTTGGTTATAATTAATAACTCTTCCAACTGCAGTTGTACCAGTTGCAATTGTTTGTGTAATGTAAGCATCTGCAGTGAATGTTGCAGAACTATATCCAGTACCAGTCAATCTTAAACCCTTTACTGCAGATGCTTTATCTACAGATAATAAAGTTCCTGTGCTAACTTCTGGATTTTCTACTACACCAACTCTAGCAATTTGATTTCCTGTTACAAAATCTGGATTTTCATTATCATTTTCAATTCTTGAATATAAAAGAACATTATATGCTCCAAGTTCTCGATAAATGTCTTTTCCATGACCACCTTGCGGAGACATGATAACATCCATCCTTGGTATTGTAGTTCCAGTTGGAACTCCACCTGCTATCAAATCAACATTACCAAAAGAGTAACCAGATCCTTGGTTTGATATTGTTACAGTATCAACTTTAGAGTCGTTGTTTATAACAACAGTGCATTCAGCATCACTACCATCACCTTTAATAGGAACTCTTGTGTAAGTTCTATTTGCTGTGCCTAAACCAACTCCACGATCAGTAACAGTAACTATTTTAATTGATCCATCAACTGCATTATCTCTAACTGCAGCGTTACTTGTGGAAGTAGACCAATCCGCAGGGACTGGCATGAAATCAGTAGTTTCAAATTTTATGACTTCGCTAGGAGAAATCGTATACAAATATTTCCAAATATATCCATCATTACTCGATCCCGCAGACCTTGGTTCTAAATCAGTAAATGTTGGTTCATCTAGTGATGGTCTACCTGCTGGATTATCTGGGTTACTTCCATTCTGCAAACAGATATAAACTTGATAATCAGTATTCATCACATAATAAAATGATGCATAAAGATTGGTTGCACCTGAAACTGCTGCTGTCTTTGATCTACTATAATCATGCCTGTACATATCATAAGTTGTTCCCGAAGCCCAATTCCTCTTCGGAATAACTTGTCTTACATCTGAAGAATTAACTTTCTTCAGTGCAACCATAGTATCCCAATAATCATTCTCTTCAGTAAAATTATCTTTTGGTGAAGGAGGAGTAGTATCCCAATCAGATTGATAATCATTTGGATTAGGTAATCCAATGAATGAATAATATGCATTTGCACTGGATGTTACACCCGAAACAAAATTTTTCGCATTTAATATTCTTATCTGATCTGTTATAATGGCAGCCATTTTGACAGTTTTTTTATTATTTATTAGGTATCATAATTTTTAAATTTCAACGATGCAGTTCTTTGAACTTTCATGGAAGTTTGAATTCCAGTAACATCGTTGGTTCCTATACCACCCAAAGTATATGCAGTATAAGAATTTAATCCAGCCCTTGATTTAACATCAATACGACCCCAACTAAAGGCACCCAAATAAGGATTACCTCCATTTGTTGTAATTATACCAGTTGTATTTACACCAGCATTATTTGTAAAGGTGAAAGGATCTTGAACATCACAAATTACTCTTCGGAGAGTTGTTGATCCAAGACCATCATAACCAGCAGGTCCTACTATATCAGTGGCACTTCTAACAACGTACACATTATCTATATGAGAGTTTCCAATAGCAACTACATCACCAGATTGATTATCCATCGCCCTGATAGTGGTTGCTGCAGAACCAATATTACTATCAAATACCATGAAGTAATCATTTGCCTTTATTCCACTCTTGGTTATAGCACTAGCAGCATGAGTACCATCTCTTAAGAATGAGTTAAGTGGGATATGTAAATCAAAGACAAATTGAGTTGTTACACCTGTTATTGCAGTAGTTCCAAATCCAACAATTACACCATGATCTCCATGATACTTGTTTACTGAATTTTCTTCAAAATCATCAAGAGTTGGTGGACTAATAAGAACAATTGGTGGATTTGCTGAAGTATAACCATAGCCAGGATTAGTCAATCCAACACCAGTAACAGATCCACCACTTATAACAACATTACCAAATGCTTGAGTTGTTGTACCAATACCAACAGTGCTTGCAACACTTACGGTAGCAGTTGAATATCCTGCACCACCATCCGATATTGTTATAGATGATATAGTTCCTAATCCAGATACATTAGCAGTAGCAAATGCAGGTAATCTAGCATCCTGATTTATAAAGTTAATTTTATTCTGGAATGCAACTGTTTGGTCATTCTCATTGGCAGGATTAAAGAATGGTTGTACATTAGTAACATATACTGATGAAGAACCAATACCAACAGACTTGGTAATATGTGCTACTGGATTAATAACTGGTTCATACAACTCTCTATCTTTACCAATTTCAATTTCATTAATAATTTTATCTTCAGTTTGTCTACACCATTTAACTGGTCTTTCTAGATTTTCATCTGAAGTATTTCCAGGTCCACCATAAATTGGTGTTGTAACTTTATCAGTGGAATCAACTCGAAGAACTGCTCTATCATTTTCAGCAAAATATGAAGGATGTCCTTTGTCAGGATTAGGACTGATTGTAAGTTTATCACCCTTCTTAACAGTTTCAATAATCTCTTTAAAGATAACGTCAGTGTCACCAGTTCCTTTATAGAAGATTATCTTACATGAATCGCCAGGTTTAGGTGGTTCAGTAAAGGTGATTATACTACCACCAGGGAATGTATATCCTTCACCTGGAACTTGAAGTACGTCATTAACAAATACAAGAATAACATCTTGAACATTAATTCTTGATCCTCTTTTGGCAAGGATGGATATCAAACTACCCGCAAGAGTTAGATTAAATGCTTGTTTTGATCCATCAAAATTCTTGGCAGGACTGTCTAATAATTGTAATTCACCAACAGTCCATCCAGTGAATTCATCAGAGAATGTTTTCTGTACTGTAAGTTGGAACTCATTTCCTGTAAAGGCAGAAGTTGTTGGAATACCAGTAAGTCCACCAGTAGGAACTGTTAGAATTTCATTAACACCATAACCATATCCTTTACTTTCAATAGAGAAGTCAATTATGCTTGATCCTTGACCAACAGAAATATCCACAAATGCATTAGATCCAACTCCAGAAACTGAATCTGAAGAGTAGAATAATGGTATGTCCTGATATGAACGTGGTGCATCAAATATAAGATTAGTTACTTTATCAACCGTTCCACCTCTTGCATAATTATGTTCTCTGGTTGATATACCACTCTTAATTTCAAATGACGTTGGACTTACAATACGAAGAATTGGTTCTCCAGTAAATGCTCTGTCAGTTTTTCTTGGTGCTATGATTGATGGTTGAGCAATTCCTCCTGATTTGTAGAAAGTTGGTACAGTTGAAATACCAACATTAACTACAAATTGAGTGCTGCTTAAAACTTCAAGAACTTCATTACCATTAAATGTTGGATCTGTTGCTCTTGGATATATGTGTTCAGATGCTCCATTATCTAATTGACATGTGAATGCAATACCAGTTAAAAGAACAGTGCTTGACTTAGTTCCAATAGTTGTTAAACCATGACCTACAGCAGTGGTAACAGTCATGATTCCACTTGCCGCACTATATGCTGCACCAGTAACATTAACTCCAGGTGCGTAATCACATGTAAATGCAATACCAGATACAAACACCTCATCACCATTCAATAATCCATGAGGGGTAGATGTGGTAACAGTTGTCAAACCAGATGCTGCTTGATACTTAACATCTGATATGTTTCTTCTAGAATAGAATCTTGCTTCAGTATTTGTTATACTAACATTGGTTGATATATTACCAGTTCCAGTCATGATGGTTGCAAATCCAACATGATACTCTGGAATATTTTTACCAATTATTATTGAATTAGGATGTGCATACTGGAATGTATGAATACCTGTATTGGTAGAAGGGACTTGATCTAGAATTTGTACTTCAAATGATTTTGCATCAACATTAGTAACCTGTATAAATCTTCCACTTATTGGATCAGATGGTCTTGGATACAGTTTAGTGCCACCAGAAAGATAATCACAACTAAACGCAAGAGTCTTGTCTCTAATCTTAATAAAGTCAAGTTCACTTAAACCATGTTCAGCAACTGTTGTTACTGTAACAATACCTGTTACTGGGTTATACGCAGCAGTTGATACTCCAATATACTCACCATCTTGAAGTTCATTAATCTCTGCTTTAACATTAACAAAACCAACTGTTGCGGTTGTTATTGCAACTTTAACTGAAGTGTCAACAGGTATGATGTGAGAAACTGTATTACCTGTGCCAATGCGAACAAATGTTCCACCAACAGAAACAATATCAACAGGAATTTGGAATGATCCTAATCCTATTCTACAGTTATCTCCATTATTCAATACATCAAGTAATCCAAAGACACTATTTTGATTTTTAAGATAAATTACTGTTGACCCAACACCCACTGGAGATGCTATTTCTGTCAAAATTTCAGATTCTGTTGCTACTCTATAACCAGATCCACTATTGGCAACACCAATTGTAGATATAGATCCTTGACTTCCAGCAGAACCAACAACAACACTTGCGGGAATTGTTAATACACTTCCACCAGCAGATACAAGTGGTTGATATCCAGACCCTTCTGTAGAACCAACTGAAAGAATAACACCTCCAAGAGGAATACCTGCAGTGTTAACATCATTTCCAATAGAAGCAGCAACTCCTGTAAATCTAACTGAACTAATACCACCAGATTCCTCTAGAACATAATCATTACTTGCACCAGGACCTTGGAACACATCATTAACTAAAAGTATAGCATTTTCGGTAGATATTCCAGTGACATCTCCTCCACTAGCAAAAAGTCTAAATGATTTTTCAATACCATTAAATTTATTTGAAATGGTATCAAAAACATAGTTTCTATGATAGGTTTCATTTGATTCATCTTCCACACCAGAACGCATGAATGATCTTCCGTGGAAACTAGAACTAGTTGATATACCACTCCAATCTCTTTCATCTGGAGGATTTGTTGTTGAACCTATTGGAACATTTCCAAATGGTGCTTCAGCAAATGTCAAACTATTGTCTATAATATTATAATTTCCAACAACTTTAGTTACTAAATCTCCAGTTGCAGCAGCTCCAATTTTAGTTCCTAACCATCCTCTACGAACTCTAAATTGATTAGTTAATCCAATACCAATTCCTTCAATCTTCATTATCTCATTATTAATTTTAATTAAATCAGATCCGAAGTATGAAGTAATTCCACTAACTCTTATATGATCATCAATCGAAGTTACTTGATCAGAAAGAACTGTAGTAACTGATGTTGCAACAACAGGAGATTGAATTACATTATCAAGAGTTAGCACTACTTTTGCATTTTGATTTGTAGCTACAAATCTATGACTTGTACCAATACCAACACTTGTAATGTCTAGTGGAATAGGAACTCTCTTTAATGCATTTTCCGCACTACTTGCAAGTTTAATTTTATCTTCGTTAATCTTAATGACAAACAAATCTTCAGGTAAAAGTGTTGTGTTACCTATACCTGCAAAGGTACTTTGAGCAATACCAATAGCAGATCCAATATTACCAACATGCTTATACTTAATTGTTTCACCTGTTACGAAGAAATGATTTGGAATATTAATAGTATCAGCAGAAATACTAACAACATTACTATCATTACCTGTAAAGTATTTTTCAAATATTGGATTTAATTCATGTGTTAATCCAAACTCTCTCTTAATAGCGTTTTCGGTTCCCTCATATTGAGCAAAACCAGTTCTAATCATACCATTAGTAAAGTCAATATTATCATTAGTATCATCAACAAATGCCATAGCATTCATATATGCAGTTATACTAACGGCAATTCCTGCTCTTGGTTTAAAGTATAATGTCTTATCAGTTCCATTCATTATGGTTCCGAATGTTCCTAAACCAGTATGAGATTCAACGTTACCATACTCAACCATATAAGTTTGACCTGATCCATCCTTATCAGCATCATCATCACACATCAAGAGTTCAGACATTACAAATCTCTTGTTAGTTGAGTCTGTAACTTGAAGAATGAAATATGCAGCATCAAAAGAGGAACTGTATTGACCAACAGTTGTAATACCTGGACTACCAGAAGATGCAATATTTGTAGTTCTTGCCTCTATGAGAGCGTGTTTTAAAGTTGCTGTTCCAATACCCTGTGCATGGTTACTGTGTATTCCAACTTGAATTGTATTAATTGTTACTCCAATACCACTATTTCTAGGTATGAAATCAACAACCATATTTGTACCATCAAGACGAGCATAGTATGTTCCAAACCCTGTTACACCAGCCTGTGGTATTGTTGTTTCAAGTTCACCATAATCAATACCATAAACATCATTGTTATCATGAACTAGGTTAAGTTCATTAAATTGATGTTCATTATTTGCATCAGACAATGATACTAAAAGTTTCATTGATCTGTATGTGTGTGCAACAGAAACTAATGTTGTGGTAATACCTGTTCCACCACTAGAATCATAAGTAGAAACACTGCTTGTATCAATATCAACAATGCCACCTAGATTAGTAGTTCCTATACCTAAAATATTATCATCTAATGTGTAGGCAATAAAACCAATATCATAATCATTTACGGTGAAGTTGAATGGGAAGAATTGCAACTGACCATCCAAACCAGCAATTGAGAAATCAAATCTTCCTAAAGGTTTTTTAGTGTCAACTCCACCATATTGATTCATATATGCAAACTGCCCATCATGAGTAAGAGTGACAACCATCAACTCTCTTTCTGCAACAAATCTTCTATCTCTATAGAAAACAAAGTATTTTAATGCTCTATGTTCATTAAAAGTAAACGTATCAATATTAGCAAAAGCAGTTGGTCGTGGATTGCTGTTAAATAATCCACTCATATCATCAATTAATAAAACTCTGTTTCCTGAAGACTCAAAGAAATCGGTTAATATTCTACTTGAAAATATTATTTCATTAGAAGATATTCCATTACCAATTCTTAAGACATTTTCTTTTACATTATCAAAATCATGAACACAATTTAAATCTCCAAAACCAACTAATTCGTTAGTAATTTCAATAAAGTTGGATGATACACCAACTTGCATACTATTCTCTGCTGATGTTCCAGAAACTGGAGTCACCATCTGATAATCGCCAAATTTCTTAAATCCAGCAGTATGGTTAGTAGAACCTACTGCATCATCCCATACATCAAAATCAATTTCTGATCTTAAAGCATATGAGAAGTTTTGATAATAAAGACTATCTTGTACTCTTTGAATGGATTCGTTTAAGAAACCTGATACAGTTGTAGATCCTTTAACAACTCTTGTTGTTGGACTTAATTCAAAGGATGCATCATACGTTGTTATGGAAGAAGCAATTCCTTCAGTATTTGATGATAATCCTTTTATTCTTTCATTAACAACAAAATTGTCAGTTGTAGAAACTTTTAAGACACCATTTTGTCTATCCCAATCTTCAACTATACCTGAACTAGTATCTGAATCTACTGTCTCACCAATAGCATAATCATTGAATTTTAATTTGGGAGTGTAAATGGGGAATGCTTTTTCAGCAATTATTCTACCAGCAGAGTTCTGATCATCATACTGACCAATAACTTCACCAGCATCAAAATCACCATCAAGACTGTATGATACAGTAGCACCAACTCCACCAATATTTGGATCTGTTGAAGTTATGGTGAATAATTTGTAATTATACGCAGATGAATTAAATCCTTTACCAGTAGATCCAACACCAACACTTACACCCTCAATTAATACTTTATCACCAACAACGAATGGGAATGTATTTGCTGTACTAAATCCTACGTCTAATTCTACCGTTGCAAATTTAGTAACTGTATTAAATCCAACAGTGCTAATTCCTACACCATTTGTGTTTGCAGTAGGAATTAATTTTGGAATTATATTGTTCATTCCAAAAGTATTCTTCAATATTTTTACTGAAGTATCACCTAGATCATATTTAAGATCTACATCTTTAACAAGAGTATTATCTTTTCCATCCAATACTACAATATGTGGAGCAGCTGAATATCCTCTACCTTGAGAAGAGATTCCAATAGAATCAAACGAAGCAAATGATTGAATATCTATTATGTTAGGTAGAACAACAGATGGTCTAACAGTTCTATCTACAGATAAATCAAAACCAATTTTATTAATTTTATTAGTTTTAATAATACCAATAGATTTGCTGGATGGTTCTAATATTGCATTTTTACCAGCAGTTGTAGTAACAGTTGTAATTCCTGGAAGTTTTAGATAATTTTTACCACCATCCTTTATCTCAATATTTGCAATTGGTCCGAGAGTGTGAGTACAATCAGTTACATATGTTATGAACGCATTATCTGTGGATAGATAAGAACTTTTCTCTGGTAACTTAGTTACACTGTATGAGAATTGAGTATTTCCCATTCCAGAGGAAACTCTAAAATGTCCATTATATAAACTTGTTTTAGTTGCAAATTGATTATTATTTGGAACTTCATCATCAATGTTTATTTCAGATTTTATAGTTGGTAAATTACTTATTTCAACAGGATCTAATTTATAATATAAAAGTTTTGGTGTATCTTTATTAACAGTTAAAGTAACTGTTGCTGTGCCATCAACACCAATAGTTCCATTTCTTTGAACGTTGAAATTATCTTCAAGAGCATTTTTATCATATTGATAACAGAATCCACTATCTTTATAAAAATTCAATTGGAATGCTGGATATGATGTTCCCTGCACTTTATACCCCAATGATCCATCAGCAAGTGTAAACGTCACTGTAGCGTCTCTGAAGACGTGTAGAGGGGGGTTAATTGGTTTAATGGTACCACCAGTTCCTGTGGTTCCTATTCCAACAATTTCTGGAATACCTTGAATAGAATTATAATATGTTTCTGATAATTTAATTGTATCTTTATCAACTTTGACAGCGTAGTAAATCTTATTATCAATTAGTCCTTCAGCAGGTCCACTCGATGTATGAATAATTTTTTGACCAGTTTCAAGATTATGATCTTTTACAGTTATTGAATCTGTTGTTGTAGTAATATCGCCACCAGTAAATTCTCTTGGATCTACAATTAATTTTCTATGATAATCATCATATTTGAAAACAAATGATGTAGACGCTCCAGCATTTACATCAATCTCTGCATGATGCCCAACATGCAATCCATGTTTTGTTACTCCAGTATCAACGGTTACAAGATTCCTTGAGACCTCACCTGTTATCGGAACATAGGTAGTTTTAATGCTGTGAGTATTACCAACACCAACACTTCTAAAGTAAACTGGAGTTTGATTCCTACCACCAACTGATCCAGTTTCAAGACCAATGTAAATTCCAGTTGTACCTAATCCAACTCTTACAGTTGCTAAACCAACTAAAGTATCACTAAATCTTGCAACAAAGAACTCTTGCCCATCAGTTGCTTTCTTAACTCCTGATGTTGATCCTATTGTCGTATGTCCCGATTCAGAATATAAGAATCCATCACCACCAGTACCTGGAGAATATGTTACTTTATCCCCTGTTGCTAAAGCATGATCTGGCATGTAGAGTGCTTGAGTTGGAATAAAGATTGAAGATATTCCTAAATTAGTTGATGTTATTCCAGTGAAGAATATGGTAGTTCCAATACCAACACCAGCAGTAGATCCAAGTCCAACAGCTTCTGTTGGGTTGAAATAATATTGCCTATTAATTTTATAATTATGATCAGTCTTAAATCCAGCATTTATTTTTATTTGTCTTTGATTAACTGTCATTACTGCACCTGCAGTATGAGCAGCACTTACACCATTTGATGCTCTTTCAACCCTAAGTGCAGATGCGTTTTTGAGAACCTCTATTACTCTTACTTCTTCAGTTCCAATACCAACGATATCATTTTCTCTGATTTGATCAAAACCAAGATCTCTACCAACAACATTGAAATGTGTTACTATTCCACTCGCTCCTGCAGTTCCTATTCCACCACCACCAGTGGTTCCTATTCCAGCAAACACATATGTAGTGGTTGTAACGCCAGCAACATAAGAACGTTCCAATCCAGTGGTTGATGTTGATAATCCACTAATTGATATTACATCAAGATTATTAAAATTATGAGGATTTGTTGTATAAAGAGTATATTGATTTTTGCCAGTTGGATATATCTCAACATTAGTAATAGAGCTAGTAGCAACACTTATTGACTCAACAGACACTCCTTTTACTTTTGACACTCTTGCTGCCACACCAGAACCACTAGTTCCACTATTATCAAAAACTAATTCATCATTTACTTTATATCCAGAACCAGAGGTAATTATACCAACCTCTTCAATTTTACCAGGAGTAACTCCTTGGATATCTACTGTCTGTTCTAAATTATTTGGTATTGTTAGGTATTTGTATTTTATCTTACCTTCAATTAAATTATATGGTTTAGTATTTCTGAAATAATCTGTATTATTCAGATCAAATTCATCTTGGTTAGATTGTTTGCTAAAGTTAAACTCATCAACTCTACCATAAAATGTATTTCCAATAAAATATGGGAATGTTGGTTTAAAGAAACCATTAAATGGTGCTGTTTGTGATACTATAGAATCAATGGTTGCAAAATATGCATAAGTCCCATTTGGATATTCTGGAGTTACACAAAATCTTCCATTATTTTGATCTAATACAGTATCTTCATTTTTTGGTTTAAAAGTAAAATCTTCAACAAAAAATTCTGGTGGGAATATTGCAACAGAAGGTCTATTTTCTTTCTTAACTGCTTCTTCTACATAACCACTTCTTAATTTACTTACTAAACCACCCTCTTTAGTAATGTAACCATATGGTCCATAAATTGGATGTCCATCGTATGCCCAACCGATGATGGGAGAATGATTTTCTGATGCTTGCTCTTGACCTTCTTGTCTAGTTAAATCTTTTTGACCGTATATAATATCTCCTTCTGAATTTACTGAATATACAGATTCTCTGAATTTTCTTGGAGCATACAAATGTGCATATTGTAATCCAAATCCTCTATTAGTTCCTCTTTCTATAAAACCATCATCATCCTCTACAAAAGACTCTAACTTCTTAACTAGGTTGACTGTCCATGATTGTAGTTGTGGATCAAAATCAACACCTCTTCCAGTAAACACAACTATTCCTGAAGTGTTCTGTTGTGTGTATCCAGAACCAGGTTCAACTACTTTTACAGAACTCAATAAACCATCAGAAGATAATATTGGTGTAACTGAAGCTCCTATACCATCACCAGTAATTCTTATATCAGGTGGAGAAGTATATTTCTTTCCTTTATTAAGAACAACAACTTCAGTTATTTTCCCATCAACTACAATAGGGAGAATTTCTGCTTGAGATCCAGATATGAGACTAACATCTGGTTTTCTATTATGGTTAATAATTTCACCAGATCCATATCCACTACCTTTATTTTCTAAATTAACAGATGTAATTTGCCCCCTAATAATTGGTTGGACATCTGCTTGGAAAGTTTCCAGTCCAGTAGAAGCAATTCCAACATTACCATCTACAGTAACTGTTATATCAGGATAATTAAAGGAATGTGTTCCTATGCCAGTAGATGAAAACTTAATATATTGGCGAGATTGATAGAAGTAATCAATACCATTTGTTGTACCAACTCCAACATTTGCTAATCTAAATTTATCATCACTAACTTTTAAAACATAATATTTTGATCCATCAGTAAGATTACCAATACCTGTATCACCAGATGTGTACTTTATTATCTCACCATCTTTATAATCATGATCCTCAATGGTGATATCACAATGAGAAGTGCTTACTCCAGTAGCAGCAGCAACTTTTCTTAATTTATTTTCATAAGTTCCACCTGATATAACATTAACACCAGCAACTACAGATTTTTTATTGAAAGATCTTAAAGACTGTTTACCAACACCGAATGAAGTGAGTTCCACAGTATTGATACCTGCTAATGCATCTCTTTCTGTTGGGTATAATTTTATTTTTGTAAAACTCTCTTTTGCATTACCTTCTTCAACAAATGTAGAAACATAGTATTCTGAATTTGTTGTCATTCCGCCAACGCCTTGCTGGTTGACTGAATCATATATTACTCTCTCACCATTTCTAAATTTATGGAAAGTGCTAAATCCAATAGTTTGTCCAATTGTACCTGTTGTACCTAAACCAACTTGAGCAGATGGACCATCAGCAAAGAAATCTACTGAGTGGTCAATATTCTTCATATTTACTGAAACTGAAGAAGGAGTTCCGTTACCACCAGATATTGTTACTGTTGGTACATCAAGATAATCAAATCCACTATCTAAAATTCTTAATTGACTTAAAACACCCCTAACTGAAACGTTACCAGTTGCACCAGTTCCAAGAGTATCTTCAATTAATAATGCAGGTGGATTTACAACATCATATTCTAGACCAGGATCAAGAACATCAATTTTTTTAATTTCACCAAAATGAACTCGATCAGCTGATTTGTAATTTAATATCTCAACTCCATTTCCCAAAATTCCATTATATCCTGGTTTTGTTTCTGGTTTTACTGATCTATCATGAATAGGTTCAGAAACCTTCCTTAATATCTTTTGAGACTCTAGAGTTTGATTTCTAAATTCATATGGTTGTAAAGTATTATCAGTAACAGTGGTTGAACTTTCAACCTCAATAAATTTTTCATTGAATATATCAGTTCTACTTTTCGCAAGTTTTATTGTTGAACTGTTTACTCTGAATACAAAATATAAACCAGAATCAAATAATTTATCACCAGGAACAAGGCTATTAACACTATTTCCAAATGCATCATATACAGTTGATACTATTCTATTGGTATCATAGAGAACAGCATCTCCAGTATATAATCCATGATCCAATCCTGACGTTACTATAAACTCCTTTCCTACAAAAGTTCCGCTAAACTTAATTGTTCTGTCGTTAGTATTAATTGTGTATGATGGTAATGATGAAGATGCTACTAAAATATCTTCATTAGTTTCATACACGTTTTGTACATTAGATGTATATTGTCTTGCTTGTACAAAGTTTATTGTTGATGCTTTTAATATATTCCTATAGATGGTATATCTCTCTGCAGCATTTAGACCACCTTGACCTTTAATGGTCAATGACTTTGCAGAAGAAACTTCAACAACTTGACCTACTTTATCTGCACCATCTTGTCCAGTAATTGTAACTGAATCACCTAATTTAAATGAATGATCAACATTTAAAGCAATGTCCCATGTTTGGTCAGAGGCATCGACTAAACTTACACTTTTTACATTATACTTTGCATAGTTATTATAGAACCAACTATTTGTTTTAAAATTTCTAGATTTTCTACCTAATGCGGATATTTTACCAGTATCTCCTGCATTGTACAGATTTGCATCTACAGGATGTTCCAGTTTATTGATTACTTGATTAATTCTTACTTTAATTCTTTTTGATGGATCAAGAGTTGATTGTCCATATGTACAAGTATCAATTCCAATACTTGTGCAATCTAGAATTGTTTTAGTTACATTACTAACTCCATAAAATTGAGTTAATGATTTTGATGTATATGATACGATTCCAATACTTTCGTCATTGTAAGTAACTGATAATTCACCAGTTGTTCCAAATCCAACAGTTGAGTCTACATCAAAGAAAGTAGATCCTGCAGATATTTGTCCTATATTTTTAGTTCTTGGGATTGGTTGGAATTTACCATAAGTAGCACCATCAACAGAAATATCTCTACTATATCCAGCATCGATGCTCAATTGGTAAAAAGTCTCACCATCATTAGCAACAATAGTCTCAACAGCAGTTATGGGTGCGTATGCTTTTTCAATTCCTGATCCAAAAGCATATGGTTGTTGAATTAGAGTTGCTAATTCAAGTTCTGTTGGATCTCCTTCAATTGCCTCAACTATTAAATCATTAGTAACTCTATAATCAGAGTTTGAGGGTGTAAAAAGATATTCTCTTGGTTTTACTACTTCTACTTCTTTATTATAAAGAGATTTGAATAAAATTTCAAAAGATCTATCTGTTCCTCTACTACTATAAAAATCTTTTGACTGTTTTATAAACGTATCTTGGTTTAAAGTATCGTCAAATTTTCTCTCATCTAAAAGTGGCAAAAATTGACGTTTTGTTTTCTTTAAAAACTCTTTTAAGAAAAGATTGCTTAAATTTTGAACTTCAGTAGATGCTAAATGTTGTTCAGCACTCGTTGACTCAAATACTAACTGTTCTGGATTATCTTCTGAAATGTAACTACTAATTCCAGAAAATCCTCTAACACAACCAGTAAATGATGTATCAGTTTTACCAGTATATGTTATTATTTCATCATCAATTTTTAAAAGACCATAAGAATCGGGAAATCCTACAGTTCCAGTTTCAGGCTCAACTTCAATAGTTCTATCATACGCTTGAAGATCAATACGTAGTTCAGTGGATTCAACTAAATTAGTTGTATTATCAAGTTTAATATATTGATCAATATTTTGAATTAAATCAACAGGAGCACCATCAAACTCTTGAGCAATATAATATTGCTTTAAAAAATCCTCTATTAAAGGATATTCCTCCCTTACATATTGAGGGAGTTGATTTTGAACAATGTTATTAAATTGAACTCTATTCTCTGGCATTGTTTATATCGGATTAGTACCCTGAAGAAGGAGATGATGATGGGGTTGATGACGGTGTTGATGTCGTTGAACCAGTAGAAGAACCTGTATTAGATGTTCCACTAGCAACAGTACCTGTAGTTGCCGTAGAGGGCGTTGTAGACGCTGTAGGTATCGTCTGAGTGGGTCTACTGTTACGACCACCAGGACGTACTAAAACGCCATTGTGGTAACTTGAGGTAACAACGTAATTTGATGCGGAAGGATCAAGACCAGAAGATATTTCATCTACTATGGTTGTGAATACACTTTGACCAATATCTAGTTGTAAGTACAAGTCCTGTAATCCAATCACATCATTCGATTTAGGACATGCAGAGATTTCAATAATTGTTTGACCATCCTTAACTTTACCAGAAAGTATATTGATAGGATTCAACGTCAAAATACCCTTTTTATAATTTATGCTACCAACATTACGCCTAATAATCGTTGCACTTGTAGAATTTACTGAAGGCACACTGAACAAGAATAATTCCCCACTTTCTCTATCATTGTTAGGTATATCAGAAATATAGACATCAGTTGAAATACCTTGAACTCTAAAAGCAGAAGATTTGATATTATATCCATTCATACTCTTTATATAAAACTCATTACCAAAACCAATTGCATATTCTGCGAATGCATTTACTGCAACTCTCAAATCTCTTCTTATTTGGATAGTTGTAATGTTTGAAGTAATTGATTCATTACTTTCATCAATAATTTTTAAGAATTTACTATACTTAAATCTTGCACCATACTTATTCAATTCAGAAGAATCTGCATATTTGGTTGCATTTGCCTGTACAGAACTTTCAACAAAAGTTCCACTAGGTGCTAAATTGGTGTTAAAATAGATTTTTGTGTCAATTTCAAGAAATAAGTATTTCAAATCAAGAATTTCTGGTACAATACCAGCAACACTAAACTTTTTAAGTTTACTTTTTATATTTTGTTTTACTAAATTAGGTAAAAAGTCACCAAATCTTGGTTTAATACTAATAAAGACTTTTCCATATTGAGGAGGAACTAGTTCTTCACCACCAAATACTGAGATTGATTCAGTTTCTGGATAAATTTTAGATGGAATTAGTGTTTCATAGTCACTAGCTGTCACTGCTCGGTTTTGAGAAGAGTATATTTTAGGTGCAAATTTTCTTACAGACTCAACACTCTCAATAGTTTCACCACCAGCAGATGGTAATCCAGTGGATAATAGAGAAATTCCTGAAGTTATTGGATATTCTACTGCATTATGAGTATGACTTATCTTACCAGCAAAGTTAAAATTGGAAACTCCATTACCATCAACACCATTTGTTGCAATATATTGAACAGTAATGAAATTTTGATCCTCTAAAACTCTTCCAAATATACCATCACCAAAAAATATCTCATATCTTTCGTCACTTATCTCCTGAATAAAGTAACATCTTGAATTTTCGTTAATTTCAAAGATATTATCCTTCAAAGAATACTTGGTTGTAGCAGTTGTAAACTCATTTTCCTTAACTCCAACCGAAATTAACTCCGTATCAACCCCAGTATTAGGTAAAATAAACTTTTGATTTGGATTTCTTGAAGAAAATGTGTAATTTGACTGTAAAAGTGTACCCTCACATATTTTGATATCATCAAATGTTGCAAGATTATCTACAACAGGCACTGTAATATCATCTAAAATTGAAAAAATGAATGATTGACCACCAAAATTACCTTTTGATGTTGCTATAGGACCTCTCTTAAGGGTTAATGTAACAGGTTTTGGTGTAACATTAGAGGTATCTACGAAAAAACTAACAGTTGCTCTTGCTGCTTTTCTTGATCTAGGTACATATCCGATGTTTCTTGCTAATGCAACTACATTTTCTCTCAATGTTGCACTATCAATGAACACTTCATTTGCCACCATGTTGGCATTATATGAAGTTATGTAAGTATTATATGCTAAAACGTCAATAATCGTCGATAAATTCGATCCCTCGAAATCATAATCCGTGAAATTCGAGTTAGATTTTAAATAATCTTTGAGTGATGTCTTAACCTGGTTAAAATCCAGGTTAGAAAAGTTAACTAACGGCATTTTACCTGGTTGATTGCAAAACGAATTCTAATTGTTGTGCTGGAGTGTCTATTCCAATTATCTCATAAACAATAATAACGTTAAATGCATTCCCTTCAAAATCGGGGATTGTATCAACTCTAATCAATTTAACTCTTGGTTCAAACCTATTAATCGATTCAGTTATTTCGTCCTTAATTTGAAGGGCAGAAATTTCGTCTATATTCTCAAAAAGTGATTCAGATATCCTAGATCCGAAGTTTTCTTGAAAAAACTTCTCACCAGGAATTGTAAATACAATATTCCTAACTGATCGGGCAATAGCATTCTCATTTTTAAGGACAATAAGATCCTGATTCAGGGGATTTGCCTGAAACGTCATACTTATGTCCTTAAAACCTTGGCTAACCCTTTCTAATGGCACTAAAATACAGCAATTATACTTTATTTATCATCGTAATCTAACGATATTCGGCAATTACCTCATAACTTTCAATATCATAGTCAAAACCATCATCAGGTTCCTTCAAACGCTGATAAAAATCATTAGAACTTTCAATTTTATCGCTTTTTTTGGGTGTTAGGTCATCTTCGACAATTTCTCTTAACATTTTTGATGCCATTTCGACCTCCTTTGGTGGTTTTTATAAAAAAAAGTGTCTAAACACTCGTTTTGATGTTATTTAGACACTAAATATGCTATTTTTTACTTTTCCGTGTCTTCTAAAATAATTATTTCGTCTATTTCTGCATTTTCTTCACTTTTTTTCCTTTCTTTGCTTGTTTTCCAGAAATAATTCTCATCATTTCCTAATCCATCCCTATCATGACCGTTTTCAACTTGGTAATATACCGTTGAAACCTTAAAATCAGGACTTTTTGGTGGTTCTGGTGTTAAACTGTTATCATAGATACGCATTCTATTGTTTGGATAGAGTGCAAACTGCCCATTATCCAATTCAATGAGATTATGCGACTTATGTTCAGCAGGATTTTCACTTGTAGAGTAATCAACAGCATCAACATCTTGATGATAGTTGTCTAGAGTGCAAATATACGTCCCTGACTGGGTTCCATAGTCTCTTGTATACAATTCGAAGTGCATAGACCCAACAAACTGCTTCTGAACGGCAGTAACACCATAGTCCATACAATTCCAGAACTGGAGATTATGTAATTCCATATCTGGATCAGGTATTTCTGGTGATGACAAGAATGCACTTATAGGCAACTTGTCAAACATTGCTGCATAGTCAGGTAGATAGGTTTCAAAGTAAAAAGCACGTCCAGGTATGCTTTTAGCAGCAACCCAAACGCCTTTTACAAATTCACCATGTCCACTCTTGTGGTCTGTTAGATACTCTTTTCTTACCCATACTTCATATGCGGGTAGATTACAGATTAGTGCTGGCATAGTAGTTAATTTATTTCGAGAGGAGACGGAGGATCATATAATCCCAATTTCTCTGAACTTTTCGTTGAGTGACTCCTTCGAGGCACGAACCCGATATTGGACATCATCCCTACGAGACAATTCGGTGAGAATCGCTGCTTGGAGATCCCATAGATCTTCGTTAGTTTTAGAGGGTAGATGTTTCTCTACCCATTCTTGAATCTGTCTTTCCATAATTCAAAGAACACGAGTTTTTTCGTGACCCACTCTAATCCGAGGATCGCACCAGATATCATATCCTTTATCAATAGCATCTAAACAGAAACTAACGTCCTCTCCACACATATCCTGCACAGCACCTGATTCAAACTCTTGCATCTTCGGAGCAAACCAAGGATATGGAAGTTGTTCAAAGACACCCTTCTTAATGAGCACCCATCCGAAACCTGTGTAGTCCACGGTGAATGGTTTACGACGCTTACTGATTGACTCAACGGTCTCATGGTTCATTACTCCACCGTTCTTACGGAAGTCCTCTTCCTCTAACCAGTGTGCGACAGACGTAGTTGTGCCGTCTTCAGTGGCATACCAACCTGCGGTGATTTCTTTCTCCTCACCCTCTGCTGGTAATGCAAGATCGCACAACTGCCAGAACTTGTTAGTATCGAAGACAATATCCGAGTCAATCCACAACTGATAATCATATTCTAGTTTACCATCCCAAGGTGATTGATTAGGACCTCTCAGTACATTTGCACCTAAACACTTACAACGTGCAAAGTTTACCATAGAAGAGTAATCTTGAGAGATCTGTATACTCATTCCATTCTGTACAATATCAAAGCACAACTGTACAAAGTTTTTTAAGAAAATATATGAACATCCACGACCAGGTAAGCAGAAGACAATTGCCTTACCTTTCATTCTTTCTTTAATCGCAGCAATGTCCCACTCTTCTTTCTTTGTCTTCTTTGGTGGGTTTGCCTTAACAGTAAATCCTTTTGCCATAGTGTTTTGTAATTACTTTCAAAGTATAAAGCACTATTATGTATTTGTCAATATGAATCTTCCATATATTCTTCTTTAGGGATATCCGTAACTTCTGAATATGTTATATCATCCCAGTATGAATGATACAACCTCCCCCATATAACTTTAAACTCTTCCTCATCCAAATCCTTAAAGAGACATCTATCTTTTAAGTAAATGTGATAAGTACTCTGCATTTTATTTTTATATATTAGTTACTAAAAAACCGTTTAATGGTTTGTTCTTGGATTTTGCCACCATTAAACCTGTGTAGAAATTCTTTGAGTTCTTTGTTCTACATCTCTTTGAAATATATTCCCAATTGTCATTCACCCATGTTGTCATAGATCTGACATCATGTTCTTCGTCAGTTACTAAGTCTATCACTTTGAACTTCGGAGGTGGCGGTGTTATCACCTTCTCTGGTTTATAGTATGCCACCCAGTCTTCAGGAATGTGATCAATCACTGGTTCGTACTCTTCAAATACTATATCGTGTGATTTGTGAGATGCTTTCAATTTACCATTCTCATCTCTTGAATGATCCATATTTGTTTTTCTGTCAGACCACTCTAAATTTGTCACAGAATTATTCTTCTTGTTCTCGTCCTTATGATTGATTTCTGGGAATCCCTCTACATTCTCTACAAGGGTCTCCGCAACCAATCTGTGTGAATAATATTTGATCTGTCTTAATGATTTTCCCTGTGCGTCCCGTAGCGATATGTTGACAGCCAAATACCTATCCTCTGGATCCACTCCACCTCTGGGGTTTTGTGTCATCCTTCGAATAGGTCCCGTGTATCCTCCGTGTGTCCAGTGCGTCCATATGCTCCCATCTTTGCCGACATAATAACCATCGAACCTTGTGGGGTAAATTTTTTTCTGGGAAATTTTTTTCATAATGAGATATATGTCTCTCGAATTGTCACCTCTGGAGGTCACAAAGGTTCCTTTTTTTAATATACGCAACGCCCGCCATAAAATAACAACAACCGCCCGCAAACACTGTCGCTACGGTATTATAAACCACTGCCATATTACAGTGTGATTGTTGTTACTAACTGTGAGTGCCTTAAGTATTAATGAAATTATAACATGTTTGGGGGCAATGTGTCAACAACTGCCCCTAACAGTTATTAACATTAAAGCGGGGTAGATTGCACCTCATAAAGATCATCTAAAACCGCAAGGATTTCATTGCCATTGTTCACACTATCTAACAGAAATTCTGCGAAGTTAGGTGATACAAACTGTTCTGTACTGTTTGACATTTTGTGGTAGTAATTAGACAACATAAAATGTTAGTGAAGGACTGCTAAATCACATCCCCTCGCTTACATTAATAGGACACTTTATTCGTCCCCCTTTGTTATTACCAACTCACAGGATTTGACACGTCTTCGATATAACTTACCACGCTCTCATCTCCCTCCAATTGTAATACTTTATCCCATGCAATCTGACGGGGATTAAAGTCATCTAACACATCTAATTCAAGCGTTATTCTATACTTAGTCTTCGTCCAGTTGTTGTTAGTAACTGCCATGAGATTAGAGAACGGTGGGTGATACTTAATTATAATATTATACGGGGTTCTTGTCAACTATTGTGAGCATATATGAACATGAATTGTTATAACTTATTTGTGGAAATCGTGTCAGAAAATGTAAAAAATCCTTGACAGATTACGGGCGTTCGTGTTATAATACGCTCGCTAAGATCACAAGAAATCTACACATTTAAGACCATTAATTATCACCCTTAATTATCAACAATTAATCCACAATATACACCCCTTTATACACACTTATTCCACATATTACATCCAGTTATTAACAACATTGTGGAAAACCTTTACAACGAAGATGTATATTTATAAGACCATTTAAAACGCTATTTAACACTTAAAACACTAAGTTTTCCACAGATAGTGTTAGTAACTGTGGAAAACTCTCTGTATTTGGTTATTACTTAGTACATACATTTTACCTTCTCTGATTGTTAATTAGCTAGGGTTAATCGTGGAAGTTTGGTATAAACTCAC